GTTTTCTCTACCAAAACTAGCTAATACTTCTCCTGAAAATCATGTTATCCAATATTTTCATATTGGCATGGACTATACCTTCAACTCATTAAGAGTTGTTCTCCGTCTAGTCTCTACGCCTTCCAAATAAATTGGCTTGGTTCGGTATTACCATTTTAAAGGTTTCACCGAGTTTGAAGAATTACAGTTCTACTTCGCAGTAAAACTAGGCAATTTCACTTACCTTTAAGAACAGAGCATCATAATCCGTACCTGTGTTGTTTACCAACCCAAGTCTGGAACTTACTGCATTTGACATTTTATTGTCTCCTTTTTGCTTTGTTATTAATACCTATTTTCATTTGGGGAAGTTATCAGTCGTAACTGGCAACCTTAATTTTTAAATAGTCATCTCTCTTTTAAAAAAGATGAGATTTATTTACTTCTTCTTCTGTTTCTTCTTATTTGTTTTTTGCTTCTGCCTTTTCTTTTATTCTTATTCATTGTTGAAGTGATAGGTTTCTTACCTATTGAAGTGCCTTTGTAAGTTTTTTTATAATTAACTTTTGCACCATACTTAGGTTTAGCCACTACTTTTTTTTGCCATTCCTAAATTTGTTAATTGAATTAATTCCAAAACTTCCACTAAAAACTATGAGAACTGCCCACCAAAATTCCTTTGGTGCTTGTTGCATTATTTCAAAACCTTTAATCATGTGTGGTTGAGTAACAGGTAGGAATGTGCAAATCAGGATACCACTAATAATTATGGTTAAAAGTTCATCACGAAAACTGCTTGAACTTGCTTTAATATTTTCGATTGAAATGCTTTTACTAGCTTCAATTTCTCTTACTCTAATTATTTTATCTTTCTCTAATTTATGCTGAATAGCACCTATTGTTTTACTTGCTATTATTCTTGTTAAAGGATTTTTAAGAATAGGAAGTAAAAAGTTAAGCATAATTACTTCTTCGATTAGAAGATTTGGAACGTATTCTTAAATTTTTTCTAGAATTATTTCTTGGGTTTCCATCTTTATGGTCTACGTCTTTTCCTTTAAGTTTTTTAATTCCTAATTTCTTTTGAAGTAAACGTCTAGCACGTCTTCGGTAAGACCTATCATTTCTGTCTTTCTGACTACGAACTTTATATTCTCTTTTGAAATCTCTCGGCATTAGATAACTGTAGACCTAGCTATCTTGTCAGTAACCTTTTTGCGATATGAACTATCTTTTTCATATCTTGGGTCATTCATAGCATCAGTAACTTGACTAACACTTTCATAAGCGTCATTAGGTGTTACATCTGAAGTTCCTTCAAATAAACTAGGACTAGGATTTTTAGACATTCCTGCTCTGGTCATTAAACCTTGAACAGCAAATTTAGCTTCTTCTAAAGTTCCGCCATCAACTAAACCATTGAATGTGTTTTGTTCAGTTTCAGATAAATTCTTTGAAGCCCAATCAATTAATTCACCATATTTTTCTTTTCCACCAACTGTATCGTGAATAGATTTTGTATGATTGTCTGCTAATGCTTTTTGACCTTCAATATAGCCATCAACCAATTGTTTATCTAAACCTTGTTTAGATAATTCTTTATAACTGTTTTCTGATAAAGAACCTGCTTCAGCATATTCATCATAAAATTTATCTAAAGATGAAACTCTTTTTCCTTCTACTTCTTTTGAAGGTTCAGGAATTTTAACATCTTCTTGAACTTCTTCTTTAGGTTTAGTAGAAAATTGTTTCTCCAATTCTCCATATGCTTTTGCCAGTTCTTCTGCATTAGTAAATTTTTCTGGTAACCATTCAGGTCTTGTTTCTTGTGGTATTTCTTCTTTCTTAACTTCAGTAAGCGTTGCTGTCTCACCATCTTTATTAGTAACAGCGTCTTTAGATACATCAACACCTTCTTTTTGAAGATTTTCAGCAGACTGTTCTAATGTTTCATTAGTATCGTCTGGTGTTATTTCAACTCTATCGGTCATATTTTTACTCCTCTGTGTTTGCGTTTGCGATTGAGACACCGCCTTCATTATTTACAGCTAATTGTTTACCAGAGTTAGTGATGTGTTTTCCTGCTTCTATCGCTACTCTAGGGTCAGCTAATGCTTGTTGGGTAAACTGCTGTTGCTGTGCCTGTTGTTGTTCTTGTTGGATTTGTTCAGCAGATTTTAATAATCCATCTGTATCTATTTGATTTGCTACTGCAAATTTCTTAATACAATCTTCTAGATTAAGATGTTTTGCTAAAATTTCTGCACCTAAAGTTCCTGCAAGGTCAGATATAAACTGTAAAAGTCTTAATCTATCACTTGCCCTACCAAGTGCTTCCATACCAACAATAATTTTTGGGCGCACAATATCTTTAGGTAAGTTTGGTAGTAATTTCTGTTCTCTTAACATTGCAAGTTTTGCAGTGATATAAGGTAACTGAAATTCTGTTGTAAGAAGTCCGTAAATTCCACCCAATGCGTCCTGCAATTCTGAAGCCACCAATTGCACTTCCGTAGCTGTAACTCTTTCTGCCTGACGTTGGACACTTGCATTTAATAAAAATGCAAAATTTAATCTTGTTTCAATTCTATTCATCATCTCAAAACTGACACGAAAATCGGCAAACTTATTAGCTTGTAAAACCGAAACATCTCCTGAAGAACCTTCTATGATTGCTCCATTACTTGCCTTTGATAAAGCTGAAGCTCTAGTAGTTCCATTTGGTGAAACCATAAAAAGCATTTTTGATGATGCTGCTGAACCTTCTAATATTGCTCTTGATAGACCTTCTAAACTACGTAAATCGCCATAAAAATGTTCGACATGTGAACGTCCATAATCCATTCCGTCAATTCGATTAAATCTTAAAGCAATAAATGGAAAATTATCTAATTTGTATTCTTTAGTTAAAATAATTTTCTTTTGACATTCTTGTACTAATTTATAACCATTAGGTTCTCTGGTAACACAAGTATATAATTCTAAATCTTTATCTTTATATTCGTCTTGATTGTCTTTACCTTCTAAAACTGCTTTTCTAATTTTAGGTGGTAAAGTATTTAAATTAATACCTTCTTTAATTATAATTTTTAAAACATGACCTTGTGGGTCTCTTTTAATTACATAATTTTCTAAACGATAAACTCTTAAACCTTTATCTGTTAATTTTAAAAGTACATTCCCAGAAACTATCAATTGTTTTAATGCTTCATAAACTGCAACTCTGTCATTAGAAACTTCCATATTGTCCATGACAGCTTTTTCAATTTTAGCTAAACCTGCTTCAATAGTTTGTTTTTGTTCTGGACTACCTTGAATTTGTTTATAAACTAAATCATCTACACTTAATCTGAAGAATGGCGCATGTGGTGGAAATAAAGCTAACATCAATTTTGATGCTAAATTCATTACCCCTCTTGCTCCAATACTTTGATATGGAGTTTTATATTCAGTAGCTTCGTTTGCTCCCTTATCAGGAAATAAAGTTGGGATTGTTAATTTTGCACAATCTCTTGCTCTTTCTAAATATGTTTCTCTATTAATTTCTAATTTACTGTATTGTGACTGAATAGAACTTCTATCTTCTATTGATTTGTCCGATAAGACATACTTCTCTGTTGCCATTAACTACTTGGTAAATTTAAGCCACTTGCTGTTAAGCCAGACGTAGCTAAAGGTATTCTTAATGTACCTCTGCCAACTCGTCTTCGTTGGTAAGCTGAAGCAACATTAACATCTCTGCCTAATGCGTCTGCCGAAGCAGGTGATTTTTGCTTAGTAACCGCACCACTAACTGTATTTGGTGGCGGTGCAGGAATTGGTTCTGGCATTGGTGGCGGAGCAGGTGCTTTTATTGAAACACACATATTAATTCTCCTCTTGTATTTGTTTTTCTTTTATTAAGTGATTTACGACTGACCTTTGTCCCCCTTTGAAGAAGACTTCTTTTTCAGTATCTTTTAAGTCAGCACTTTTGTTAGGAAAAATATCGTTTAAATACTTTATTAAATCGTTACTTATCGTTGGTATTTTTATCTTTTTTTCCATTAGATACTCCTAAAGTGGAACTTTTTAAGTTATTTCTCTTGAAAGCTATTTCTCCTGCAATTGCTGCGTAACCTGCGGCATCTATATGGTCATCTAAATTAAATGACCCGGCTTGAGTTCTAGCAATTTTAAGAAGTGACATTAGGTTAGCTACATCTTCAGGAAGAATAACTACAGCTATTTTAAATTTATTTTGTAAATAGCCAGTCCATAACCTAGCAATATTTTCATGATTAATTACTTTGTCTCCATGTTTGTCATGGCGACTTTCACTAACTAGCTTTTTTGTTTTCTCTAAAATGTCTGTAGTGTTCATATTTATAACTCCATAATAGTGGTTTGTTTAATTTATAGTCGTACTCACCTTCTCTTAAAATTCTGGCAAGTCTTGCCTGATGGTAAGCATCATCAATTAAATATTTATTTCTGACATATTCTCTAATGACAGCTTCCCATTGTTCATTAAGTTTTTTCTTATCTAGAAGAACTCTTGATGCTTTAATATGTCCGCACCCAACAAGTCCTTTATAGCCATCACTACTGTCTCCTGTGAGTACTTGTGTGCAGAAGAAATGGTCAGCTAAATCATTATCTACTTTTTCTAACTGGTCATCTATAATACACATTTGCCATGCAGGTATTGTTCTCATGTCTTTGTCACCAGAAACTATGACACAATTATTTTTATATTTTCCAGTAGCTAACAATCCTATTACATCATCACCTTCTAGATTTTTATAAGAAACACACTGATGCGTTTTCTCTATCCAATTTCTTAATGGTTTATAACAAATAGGTTTTCTTATTTTCTTACGATAAGATTTGTAACCACTATCTAATTGTTTTCTAAAATTCTTTTCATCAGAAAGACAAATGATTGGATTTTTGGATTTTGTTAAAGCCATATAAAAACCAATAGATTGTTGCCACAATTGTTTTGCTAATTTAAAATCAGACCATAAAGTCCAATTATCATTTCCCCAATCAATAACTTCTTCTAAACCAGAAGAAATCTTGTAACTGAGTAAGTCCCCATCTACCAACATATACTTTTCAGTATTGCGGTAGAACTCATTTATGTTTTTCATATATTTTCTCCATTTTTATTATTGTTGCTTTAGGTAAAACATTCGTGTCTCCAAAGTTAAATTCTCCATCTACATCTATTGTCCATGATGAGAAAGTTTTAACGAATTTCTTATCTTTAGAAAAAACGTATGCTTCAATTACACATTGTTCAGGTGTAAATTCTTGTAATTCTTTTTTAGATTGCCATTCTGAATTTGCAGTTGGGTCAAACCAAGTTATTCTATATTTGTGATATTTAAATTTATTGGACATGAAATTTTTGTTGTTGGATTTGAAAATCAATTAAATCTTTGGCGGGAACGATATGACCTTTAGAAGTATAATTATCACCACCATTTCTAATGGGATAATCTTTAATAAATTCTTTTAATAAATTAGTTGGAATAACTAACCAAATTTGGTCATCATCACTTCTATCTTTTGAATGTAAACAAAAGACGTAATTTTTTGCAGTTGTTACTTTAATACCTGAAGGTTTTCCCCTACTTTCAATCTCTATATATAAGTTACTTGTTTTGTGCCATATCCTGTCACACTTACATTCGACCTGACCTTCTATAGTTTTTTGAAATAAGTTTTCATATTTTTTGCCAAACTGCAAATCCAAGTCGAACTTATTAGTGTGTGCCACTCCAATTATAACCAGTCTTAATTTCTCCTGCCAATGGACATTTGAAATTGAAGTATTTTTGAGTTTTGTCGAATAGCTGATTTGCTATTTCTTTAAATTCTTCTACTTTATCTTTACGAACTACGAACTGCATTTCATCATGGACATGTAAAACCATTCGATAATCTTCACCCCATTTGAAACCCGCTTTATTTAAATCATTATTAATTATGATTGTTCCTGCTTTTACTAATAAAGCCCCTGCACTTTGAATTAATGTATTAAGTGAACTGAACTCTGCTCTACACATTAATTTTCTTTTATCCAAACCATAAATCCATTTTTGATTTCTATATTTATTGGCTACAGCTTGTTTTAAAGTTTTTAATGCAGGTAAAAGTTTTTCAAACGTACTTCTTATTCGTCTTGCTTCTGAAATAGAAACATCAAGTAGTTCAGAGAGTTTCTTATCTCCGCAATTATAAATGTAAGCGTAAATAAAAGTTTTTGCTTTATCACGACTTTGAAGTCCAAGTAATTTTTGATTTTTGGTGTGTATATCTGTTTCAAGTAGTGCTTTTTTAAAATCACCACTGTCATAACGATACAAGTAATTTGCCAAGCAACGAAGCTCCAAACCACGAAAATCAATCCCAAGCATAACCATATTGGTAGGAGCAACAAAAAGCCCACGCATCTCAGCACCATACTTACTGGCTTTTGAAACAACTTGTGCAAGGTTTGGGTTAAAGTGAGTACAGCGACCTGTAATCGCCCCATTTGTGTTAATTTTTCCATGAATTTTTCCTTTGTGATTTAATTTAAGATATGCCTGTTCACCATCAGAAAGCTGACCCAGACGTTTTTGAATTAATAAATGTTCTGATATTAATTTTGCTTCAGGATAAGAAAGTTCTTTTAAAACTTTTTCATTTACTTCTGGTTTTCCAGTTGCAGTAAATGTTTTTGGTTTCCACCCTAAAATTTTCAATCTACTTGCTATTTGGTCTCTTGAATTAGGATTAAAGATTTCATTTTTAAATTGTTCTATTGGAACACCTGCTTTAATTCCTCTTTTCTTATTATCTCTTTTGTAGGTTTTAAACCCTATAGATTTTCTTAAAGTACCGAAGGTTAGAGAAAGTTTTTCTTCTAACTCTAACCTTCTTTTAGTAAGGATTGAATGTAGCGACTTAGCAGTCGTCTCGTCAAAATCAACACCACCTTGTTCTTGTTTAATTATCCAGTAAGCAAATTGATGTTCTAATTTAATTGCATCTTTAGAATAATTTTCAGCTTCGATTAATTTATAAAGTAAATGACAAACTTCGACATCTCTTTCGCAGTATTCCTGCATATCAAGTGTCCATTCATCAAAAGTATTATGTTCTTGAAAATCACCTTTACGAAGTCCTACTCTATAACCCCATGCTTCTAGTGAATGTTTTCCATATAATTTTGGTGGTAATTGCTTATATTGATAGTCCAAATCGGTTCTGTTTGTCCAAATAAGTCTTGAACACAAAAGTGTGTCTAAGATTGCACCTTCAAATTCAAATTTCTTACCAAAGAATTTATTAAGTGCAGGAATATCAAATCCGATAATACTATGACCAATTAATAATGTAGCTTTCTTCAATAACTGTAGACCTTCAGTTAATTGGGTAGGATTATATGAATAGACTTTATTCGTCTCTATATCCTTGCAAACCATGCAATGAACTTTGAAGTCTAGTTTGTCAAGAAACCCGTTGGTTTCTACGTCCAGTACTAGTTTCATTTGTATGTTTTTGTATTTTCTCTTTTGAATGATAAATCTTTTGATAATTTTCCAAGTAAATTTTGTTAGCTTTTTTACATGGACTTTTCCAAGCTAATCTATGTGATGGTGCTTTCATGTTTAAAATTTTTTAAATAACATTCTCCATAACCAAGAACGTGTTATGGAAACCCCAGTAAAAATTGAAGCTATCCAAATGCTATCAAGTATGCTTGGTCGTAAATCGAAAATCGGAAAAATTAGCAACTGTATTAAAATCGCTAAAATGAAACCGCTACCAACATCTATAAAACTTTCGATTAAACTTCTCATTTGATTAATTTATTAGTGAAATTGTAATTTTGTCTGTACTTGGCAAAACATGCTCTACTGATTTAAGAGCTTTAGTAATAATATTTTTTGCTTCAACGTCTCCGCAAAGAATGACCGGGTAGACATTCGTATATTTAATTGAGTTATAAATAGCAGTCATTATTGTTTTACATGTTTCAAAAACTAACTGCTGTTGTGTTTGTGATAATTTTAGGTAATCGTCTTTTTCTACTAAGAAAGATAAAATAAATTTTGTTAGTAATTTATCATTCATCAAAATCACCTTCACTTAGGCGACCAGTATCTTTGTTGTAAAT